CGCTCTCGAGAGCGCTCGGAGGTCAGCCTGAAGTCCAGCAGATGAAGGTCTCGATACCATACCCGAAGCACATCCGCTTCCTGGACATGAAGAAGACCCGGCTCGGCAAGAGGAAGAAGAGATACGCGCAGATATACAACCGCTACGTCTACGGATATCTCAAGAGTCCGGTCTGGAGGGTGCTCATGGCATCCATACCGAAGGCCATGATCCGGACGATAGAAGAAGCACTCACCCACAAAACCAGATGACAATGTAGCGTTTTTTTGATTTGCATTTTTTTGGGACGGCCCTCTTCGGCCGTCCTTTTTTCGTTCCGGCTCCCGTCCTAACTTCGCAAGAAAACAGGACAATATATGAGCATCGAAAATGAAGTCGTACGATTTATCGCACAGGTGGATCTGGACCCGCAGGACCAGGCGAAGTTCACCGCCGGCCTGAAGGAGGCGGAGGCGGAGTGCGAGGCGCTGAGGGCTACCATCAGCAAGGCTTCGCAGGCGCTGGCGCAGATGCGCGCCAGGGGCGAAGAGAACAGCGAGGAATACATGCGCCAGGCCGAGATCCTGAAGGAGAGCCACAAGCAGCTGAAGGAACAGATCAAGGTCACGAACAAGTACTCCTCAGCCCTCTCCACGAACCAGATGTCCATCAAGCAGCTGAAGGATCACGCGAAGCAGCTCCGCGGGGCGCTGAACTCCATGCACAAGGACGCGAACCCTGAACTCTGGGAGAAGTACAACAAGGAACTCATCGAGACCGAGAAGCGTCTGGGCGATCTGAAGATCGGGGTCGCCGGCATCAAGGAGCCGCTCCTGTCTCTTGAGAAGATCAAGGGCACGATGAAGACCCCCGCCTTCTGGCTGACCGCAGCCACCACGGCAGCGGCCGGACTGTTCGCCGGCTTCAAGAAGATGACGGAGCAGACCCAGGTATGGGGCGACAAGTGGGCGATGGTCCAGGCGAAGTTCAACGCCGGATGGAACCAGCTCATCGCGAACATCGCCCAGGGAGACAATGTCATCAAGGGCTCGATCCGCTCGGCCATCGAAGCGGCGGAGAAGGCTCAGAAACTCCGCGACGAACTCTTCGAGCGCCAGAACGCCCTGAACATCATGGAGGCGGAGTACCAGGGCAAGATCAACACACAGCAGGCCACAGTGCAGGACTCGTCCAAGTCATCCGAGGAAAGGATGGCAGCTCTTAATGAGGTCATGAGGCTGGAGACCGAACTGTCGGAGAAGAAGAAGGAAATCGCGGCACAGGAGCAGGAAGCGGCCCTTGCCGTCCTGTCTGCCCGCATGAAGATCTCGAAGGAGGAGGTCAAGCTGATCGTGGACAAGTATGAAGAGAACAGGGACCTCATCCTTCAGGCTCAGGAATACAACGGCATCCAGCAGGAGATCGCCAAGAACTCATCGACCATGCTCTACCTCGGCGGCCATGGTGCTGACACTTCCGCCATCCAGAAGGAGATCAACCTGCTCCACGAGACCGCAGAGGGATATGATGACGTCATCAAGTACTACGGCCACCTGATCGCCCAGTACGATCTCGGAAATGACGAGATGGTCAAGGCATACGTGGACGCGACGGTCCAGATGCAGCAGGCCGACAATGACCTGTCCGCAGCCAACGCCGCCCAGGCCCGCCGCCGCGGCTCTCTGAACAAGCAGATCGAGCAGGAGCAGAAGAAGGCGCGCGAAGACGCATACAAGGCCCGCACGGACGCCATCGACAAGCAATACAAGGAAACCATCAACGCACTCAAGCAGCAGCTCCTCCGGAGGGAAATCACCGAGGCCGAGTTCCAGGCGAAGAGCATCACGGCCGAGACTGTCATGCTCGAGCAGAAGAAGGCGGTGAACATCGCCTTCGGCAAGGACATCATCGACATCGAGAGCAGACTCATCGACCAGCGTCTGAAGATCCAGCAGGACATGCAGAAGAAACTGGAGGCTGACGACAAAGCCTTCCGCGAGGCGATGAAGAGGAACACCGAGGAAATGGAGAAGGAACTGGACCGTCTGATCGCCGATGAGACCGCAGCGCTGGAGGCGGAGCTCGAGAACGACCCCATCACCGTCCCGCTGGTCGTCCAACTGTTCAACGATAACCTCAAGGAAACGAAGCGGAGCAAATCCGCCCGCATAGAAGAGACCGACAGCAACTTCGCCGCAGATATGCAGAAACTGCAGCAGACGTACGATCTCAAGCTCATCAGCGAGGAGGAGTTCCTCGCCCGAAAGAAGGCCCTGAACGAGCAGTACGCCACCGACATCATGGCCATCGAGACGGAGACTGCCAGGAACACCCTCGGGGTCATCAACGAGATCATCAACCAGGTCGCGCAGATGACCGCATCAGCCAAGGAGTCCGAGCTCGCCAAGCTGGACGCCCAGATGGAGAAGGAACTGACCCTCGCCGGGGACAATGCCGACGAGAGGGAACGCATCGAGGCGGAGTATGAGGCGAAGAAACTCGACCTGCAGAAGAAATACGCGGACGTGGACATGGGGATCCAGATCGCCCAGGCTCTCTCGGCCGGTGCGCTTGCAGCCGTCCAGGCATGGAACGCCGCAGCCGGCAATCCGGTCCTCGCCGGAGTCATCACCGCGCTCATCGCGGCGACGACAGCCGCACAGGTGGCCACCATCGTCCAGCAGCGCAACACCATCAAGAACGCGACACCAGGCTCAGCCGGAGGCGGTGCTTCAGGCGGTACCGCTCCCATCGGATTCTCGGACGGAGGATACACCGGAGACGGCGGACGCCTGGAGGTGGCCGGGGTCGTGCACCGCGGGGAATACGTGGTACCGCAGCCGGTTCTGCGTGATCCTGCAGTCGCGGCCATGGTGGCCGACATCGAAGGACGCAGGCGCAGGCGCATCCCGTCACGCAGTCTTCCGGGATTCGCCGACGGAGGATACACATCCGGAGCCTCAGGAACTCCGGACGGGTCTGTCCTCGTCGATATCCGCGACCTTCTGGTCGATATCAGGAACACCCCTATCCCCGCCTACATCTCACTCAATACCATCGACGCGGCGAACGATATCCGCAGCCGCTTCCGTGCCCGCACATCATTAAAACGTAAGCCATGAAGATAATCTTAGAAGACGGTGTTCTCGACCTTCCGGAGGGCTTCTCCTTCGAGATAGAGCACCACCACCCGTTCTACTCCGATGAGGGAACAGCATCGATACCGGCAACACTTCCAGCCACCCCGAACAACCTGACGCTCCTCTCCCGTCCGGAGTCATTCCAGCGGAGCAAGCGCTTCATCAAGGAGAAGGAAGCGATACTTGAGAGCGGATCCTTCAGGAAGAAGTGCACGATACTCATCGAGTCGGCCTCCGACAAGAGCATCTCCGCATCCCTCGCCCTGCAGGAGAGCGAGATGTATGCCGCCGCTCAGGACAAGAAACTGAAGGACATCCTCGCCGACATCTCGTACCGCATGTCGAAGATGAACAACGCCACCCCGTACGAGATCTACACCGGCACATACAGGAACAGCTGGTACCTCAATGACGTCGCCCTCTTCCCTGTGGCCGCCGACATGGATCCAGAGAAGGGCACGGCCTTCATCATCAACAACCCGTCGTCGGATACCATCGTGGACTCCGCCCGCACCGTCACCATCGGGGACTCCCAGGTCTCGGTACCGGAGGGCTACGGAGTCGCTCCGTACCTGTACCTGTGGGCCGCCATCCAGTACACCTTCGAGCAGCTGGGCTACACTGTCAAGACGAACGACTTCAAGACCGAGCTCTACTTCAGGCATCTGGTGCTTCTTCATGACCTCGCCGATGTATGCTGCGAGACCTACGACCTCGACCTCCTGTGGGCCTTCCACTACTCCGACCTCGTGCCGGACATCACCGTCGGGGAGTTCATCACATGGCTCCATGACAAGTTCGGCGCCATCGTCACCCATGACTCCGGAGTCGTGGAGATACTCCTGTTCTCCCCACGCTCGAAGAACCTCCCGCCCGACCTGGATCTTACAGAGTACACCAGGGAAGGCATCACCGTCACCTATCCGGAGCCGCAGGGCCTGAGGCTGTCCATGGAGACATCCATAGAGAGGGCCGAACCGGCAGCGGAGTCCATGGAAGATCTGCGCATCCTGTTCGAGAACTGCGGAAACGCGGCGAGTTACGACGCCATAACCGGCTCCGGCCTGTTCTTCGTTCCGCCGCTCGGCCAGTACTTCTTCAGCGACGGCAACGGCAACATCTCCCTCCTCGGCTCCGAGGCTTTCCCATACTCCAGGAAGGCGTCACCGGCGGAGTGTATGGAGATATCCACCGCCGACGAGTTCGTTCCGATGGTCCGTTTAAATAATATGTATATGCCATATATCGGCCAGCGGCAGCATAAATACATAGGGGCGGGCGATCCTGCTCCAGCCCAGTCCATCAAGATCTGCTACGCCCATTTTTCCGGCGGAGTCTTCCAAGGATCCACGAACACATACGGAAAGTCCGGCAGCGTCATCTCAGCCGTCTCCGGCGCCACGACTCCTGTCCGGTTCCCGTCGCTCACCCCTGAAGGACTCCGGACATGGTGGGAAGTCATGGAGACATGCCTGCTGAACTCCGCACCCGTTCTCGAGGCGGAGATGGACATCCCGATCTCCGTCGTGCTATCTACAGACCTGACCACCCCGAAACTCCTGAAGGGCGCGCGCGTCATCATCACGGACATGACCTTCACTGTCGGAGAGTCCGACATCGCTCACGCTGTGGCCACCCTGCAGGTCCTCCCTCAGTACTCCGACCTTCTGACGTCTCCGAAGATCATCTTCGGCACAGCCTACTCCTGGAAGGTGGAGAGCACCCGCTGGCTCTACGACGGCGGAGCGTACACTGTCATCTCCACCGACGGACTGACGGACTACACCGAGAACGACGCGCCCGACTACAAGCCCGGATCCGTAGGCGTGAAGGTCAAGGTGCGCCAGCGCTGGCTGAAATACAGGTACTACAAGAAGATCAAGAAGTGGTGGGGCACAAGTTCGACAGAATACACAGGCACCCACAAGTGGGAGGAGTACTTCATCTCCGTCTCTTCGTCATCATAAAACGTCAATACAATGGATATCACACAACTCAAGAACACGGTCAGATATCTCGACCAGCTCGCAGATCTGACCATGCCAGGCAACATCGCATTCTCGTCGCACATCATACTGAAGGAGACCGACGGCGCGACGATCATGGACGAGAGGTACTACGGGGACTTCTCCGGAGTGATCCGTCTGGACCTGACGGACCACCTCGCCCAGTATGCCGAACCCACCCCAGGGGGCGATGAGTTCGACGCCTCGCAGGAACTCGACCTCACGCTGTCCGTCAACGATGTCGAGTACCCGTTCACGCTGGTCCTCCTTCATTCCGCGTCCGTCCTCAGACTGTCGGAGATCGACATGCTGCGCATCCCTGACAGACCGTTCCCTCTGCAGATATTCTTCCCGCTTCCGCGCAATCTTTACCGCTATGAGGGAGCCATGACCACCATGGGCGGGAAACTCGTCTACACGGCCCAGGAGAGAGGCATCCTGCACCGGTCTGTCGACCCTGCAGCCTTCGCCAAGAGTCCGGAAGGATCCTTCCGTCTCACATACCGCTCACAGTACCCTGCGGACAACTGGGAGAAGGTCACGCCGGTCTACAAGGTCACGCCCGGGGAATTCCAGCTGTACCTATTCAGGAACAAGCTCGGACTCCTGGAGTACTTCCCGATGTCCGGAGCCTTCTCGATGAACCCTTCCTACGAGTTCGAGGGTGCCAGGTACGGCAAGATATACAGAAAGGCGTCGGCGTCCTGCAGCATGGTCATGACGCAGTACACCGGACCGCTGACCCGCAAGGCGTCGCAGGTCCTCGCGAAGATGCTCGAGGACGGCTACGCCTTCCACTGGAACGGATCGGCATGGAAGAGGATCATCATCGAGGATGCTGTCATGGCTGTCAAGTCCACGGACTCCGTGCAGTTCCAGAACTTCTCGTTCAGATATCAGGATCCTCTCGATCCTGCAGACATCGCAATTTAACACCACAACGACATGAAAAAGCAGATAAAATTCGGCACAGACGTGAAGATCAAGATCGAGATATCAGATCTTCCAGCACCTCACACCATGGACGACATCGAGTTCTCCGTGACCTTCCGCGCGGGAAGCGAGTCCGCCTCCTTCGAGAAGGGCGACATGAATGTGGTGAACGGGGAGTACGTCGCCTCCCTCGCCACTTCCACCCTGGCCCCTGGCGCCCTATACATGGACGTCACCGCCGAGGTCCCTGACGACACCTTCCCGGACGGCATCATGCACCTGATCCAGACCGTAGACCTGGACTGCAACATCATCCCGTAATCATGAAGGCATCCGGCACCATACTCCCGACCCCTGAAGCCTCTGCAGAACTCCGTCTTCCGGACATATCGGCAGAGGTCAGGGCGGAGACGGTGACGGCTGAAGCAGCCGTCACTGTTCCACATGTGCGGGCCACCATCATCGGCATGGCCATCACCATCTGCGCCGTGGCCATGACTCCGAAGGTATCCGCAGAGTTTATCCCTGACATCTTCGCGGGCGACCTTCCTGCGAACTTCATCACGCTCGACGACCACTACATCATGACGGCCGACGGGCTCATTTTCTTCGTAAAAGACTAAGACATGCAAGACAGCATCTACCGCAGTATATTCAAGGGCAAGGAGATCGACCAGATACTCGGAGGCGCCATTCCGCACCTGAGGCTGACCATGCCCGAATACGAGAAACTCATCAAGGACGGGGAAATTAAGAACCCCGTCTGGTACTGCATCTATGACGACGCGCAGATGACGGATATCTCGAAGATCTTCATCGGCCACCGTCTGCTCATCGACGTGAAGGAGCAGCATGAGGGGCTCATGAGGGAGGTCCGTCTGAGCGAGGAGGAATACCAGAAACTCCGCGACGACAAGAAGATCGTGCCGGGTACATGGTACTCCGTCTACACGGACTTCGCCCACAAGCGCCTGAAGGCGCTCTACAACGGCAGCGTCCTCATCCTGAAGCAGAGCGACCAGGCGAGCACCGGCTTCCCGTACACCTTCCCGATCATTCTCTAACACTATTTTTTAATAAACAAACACATGACAGACCTCAGTCCAATCACCGAGAAGATTGAGAACGGCGGCTCGGACCCTCAAGGCGTCCTCACGGCCGACGAATTCAATCTCATCCTCCAGGCTCTCAAGGAGTGCCAGGGCGGCATCAAGTGCATCATCCGCAACGGCGTCGAATACAAGCCGGACAAGGACGGGATCGTCAAGATGACGATCCTGTCAGACTCCGAGCTTCCGACAGTCAGACTGCAGACCACGGACAACCGCACGAACATCATCTCCACGGACGGCACCGTGAAACTCCACCTGCGCTACACCTCCGTCTACACCCGTGACGGCATCTCCGAGGACACCGGCCACGACGGTATCCTCGTGATCCAGCGCAAGACGGCCACCGACACCGAATGGCTGAACGTGGCCACCATGACAGTCACCCCGCAGCCATGGGATGACGAGAACGCGTACGCGGAGTTCGACATCAGCACCTACCTCCTCGACGGAGACCAGCAGCTGCGCCTCGTCGTCACCGACAAGGAGCTCAATGTATCATCGGCGTATCTCACCTTCAACTCCGTGGTCAAGACCAGGCTCGCGGTGGACTTCATCTCGAACTGGCAGAACGCGGTACCGGGAGGAGACGGGGCATCCACCACGCTCTCGTATGTGCTCTACGGTGCAGTCGAGAAGGAACTCCATCTGGTGATATCCGGAAAGACCACGGCCGGAGCCCCTGCCACGAGGGAAATCATCCTGAACAACGCCACAATCGCGGGATATACGGGAACGTCTAACCCGTTCCACTACATCCTCCAGGATATCGCCAGCGAAGCATGCAAGGTGCTCTCCGTCCATGGCATCCACACCATCGAAGCATGGCTGCAGACGACAGTGGACTCTTCGATCCAGTCGGAACATATCTTCAGCCAGATCTTCGTCCTGGCGGACTCCACCGACCGCAAGCCGTACCTGATCCTGCAGAAGATCGCCGACAAGGTGACGAACTACGTCACCGGAGACATCCTGCAGTATGCCGTCTACAACCCCGTCCAAGGCGCGGCCCTTCCGCTGGAGTTCTCCATCGGAAACTACGCGGGCGACACCATATACCTGAACTATTCGACCCAGGCTCTCCCGGGCGTCCAGTACACTCTCCACAACACCGTGGAAGTCGAGGGTGACTCCACTCCGGAGATCACGACCTACCTGAGGGTGACATCCGACGGCGCGGACATGCTGACCGGCTCCATCGGTGCTTCCATCCGTGCGATCCTCGTGGATAACAGCGAGAATTTCGCCCCTACGGCGGGCGCGGATTTCTTCCTGAACCCGAAGACCAGGAACAACACGGAAGACAATCCTGCGGTCATCCTTAACGCGGCGCAGAACAACGCCGTCATCGGCTCCACCTTCGAGGGCTTCGGATTCGTGAACGACGGCTGGGTGACTGACGCCTCCGGACAGAGGTGCCTCCGCGTCCTCGCGGGTCAGGCGCTGACGATCAACTACGAGTCCTTCCAGGCCTTCATCGATGCGGGTCAGAAGTACGGAAACCAGAAGGCATCCGTGACCATCGAATTCGACATGGCCATCAGGAACGTCACCAACGAGACGGACCCGATCCTGCGCATCTGTTCATACCTGGCCGCCGACAATCTCCCGCTCGGTCTGGAAATGAAGCCCCTCGAGGGCGTCTTCATGACCCGCTCACAAAGGACATCCGGCCAGCAGAACTTCGCATGGCAGGAAGGCAAGCGCACGCACATCGCCATCAACTGCTACTACAACCTCGGAAGCGCAGCGGCCAACGAGACGCAGGTCTCCTATGTCCGCATCTTCATCAACGGCAACATCGAGCGCGAGTTCCTGTTCGACCACAACCGCTCGAACGAGTTCTGGCAGAACGACGCGAACGGAACGCCGTCATCCCTCGGCATCCGCCTCGGTCAGGACGGCGCGGACATCGACATCTACTCCCTCCGCGTCTATCAGAAGGGACTCTCATCTCAAGAGATCCAGCAGAACCGCGCGTCATCACTCCCTACTGCAGCCGAGAAACTCGCCTTCAGGGTAGAGAACGATCTGCTCCAGGACGGAGCGATATCGTACGCGAAGGCGGCGGCAAAATACAACGTCATGGTCTGGTACGGATACAATGTCTCCGGACATAACGAGGACACCAAGACCGACAAGAAGGGCAACCTGTACGTCCAGCAGCGAGGCGCCGACGGAACGATTGACAGAGCCCACTCCGGCAACCTCACGAACGTGACGCAGAAGGGTCAGGGCTCGACCGCAAAACTGTATTACGAATGGAACCCGCAGTTCCAGTGGAAGGATGACACGGGCTCCTTTGTAGACCTTGACGGAGTGGATCACGGTCAGAAGTACCAGCTCATCGATGGCGTACCATGGGCGAAGAAACTCGTCGGCAAGATCAACTACGCCTCCAGCATGCAATCGCACAAGCAGGGCGCCTGCGACCTCTACAACGACCTGTACCGCCGCATAGTGACCGACTGGTCTGTCCCTACTGTCGAAGGCTTCGAGGATACCCGCGTGACTGTCATCGAGCGCCCGTTCCTGTACTTCGTCCAGACTCCGGACGATGCGCAGCCTGTCTTCCAGGGCCTGATCACCTTCGGGCCTGGCAAGGCGGACAAGCCGACCTGGGGCTACGACAAGAAGGTCTTCCCGGACATGGCCATGCTGGAAGGATCCGACAACAACTTCCCGCTCACCGACTGCCGCGTTCCATGGACGGACGACGCTGTCCGCTACAACGCCGAGGAGGAATACTTCGAGTACAACGGCGAGGGTAATCTGGACTTCGACCTCGGCCGCGTCCATGATGACGTGGACGCCACAGGCGGAGAGATCGAGGTGCCTGACGACGATCTCATCGAATACTACAAGGCGGCCTGGAAATGGAACTTCCGCTGGAACTGTCTCATCACATTCTACGACGGAACCCTCGAGGACCTGAAGGCAGACAAGACTGTGAACACCAAGCTCGCGTACTGGGTGACGAAGTCCTCGGACACCGCCAGACAGTTCGACCTGTTCCGTACCGACTACCTCGGCAAGGACGCCTCCAACAACGACATCCTCGAATGGGTGCCGGCAGGTGTTACCAAGCAGAACGGGGTATGGAGCAGCGTGAACCTCATGGATGAGACTCCGGTAGCCAATACATCACTCTGGGCCGACATGAACGCCGACTTCATCGCAGCGCGCGCAACAGAGTGGAAAGCCAAGGCAGGGGACTACTTCTCCGTCCGCTCGCTCCAGTTCCATCAGATGTTCATCAAACTGCTCGCCGGCACCGACAACAGGTCAAAGAACACCTACTACGCGCTGGATCCTGTCACGCATAAGATACACCTGCACGCTGATGACCTCGACACCATCCTAAAGACCAACAACACGGGCTGGCAGCTGAAGCCTTACTGGCTCGAGGAGCATGACACCGATGCGGCGGGGAATACTTACTGGGAAGGCCAGTATAACGTCCTTTTTGACCTCGTCGAGAAGGCATACGCTGACGCTCTTCCTCAAATGATGAAGACCATCCTCGGGGAGATGTCCGCCCTTGTAGGCGCCGGATCCAAGGACAAATACGGCAACATCATCCCGCAGACTCCGGAGGGCTGCATCCAGAAGTACTTCTTCTGGATCCAGGAATACTTCCCGGCCGTCGCCTATAACGAGACCGCCCGCATCCGCTACGAGACCGCCCAGCTCGCCGTAGCGAAGGGCGAATTCGCCGCGCCGTCAGGTATCAATCCGATCACCCAGTCGCTCGGATCACAGCTGGAGAGCGAACGCCAGTACATCAAGCGCCGCATGATATACCTGTCATCATTCGCGGCGTACGGAGAATTTGACGCAGGAAGCGCCACAGGTGCCCTCTCCATCCGAGGCATGAAGACCACGGACGGAGGCGATGCACCGATGGTCCTGAAGATCAAGAACCACCAGTGGCTCTATCCTACCGGAGCGACCGGCCAGTCCCTCGTGAACCCTCACATCAGGCTCGCCCCTGGCGGGCGTCTCGTGGACGCTGCAGGCCAGCCATACGGGGATGAGGGCTACGACTTCAACATCGGCACCATCGTCGGAGACACCTCGTGCAAACTGTCCGGCATCAACTACATGAGCAGCATCGGCAACGTGGCCGACCTCTCGGTCAATCCTTCCTACTCGTTCACTGTCTCCGGAGAGCGTCTCACGGAGTTCATCGCAGAGCCTGCAGAAGGAAAGGAAGCCCAGTTCCGCCCGTCGTCGCTTCTGGTGACGGCTCCACACCTCCGACGCTTCTCGGTCAAGGGCTGCGCCCTCATCGGAGGCGAGCTCAGCCTCACAGCCCAGACCCGTCTCGAGAGCGTGGACATCCGCGACACCGGCTTCGTGGGCGTAGTGCTTCCGGAGACGGAGACGCTCCTGTCCGCACACCTGAACGGCAACCTCGCAGAACTGACACTCAAGAACACCCGCAACCTGGCAGACCTGACCCTTCAGGACTGCAGCTACCTCACGCAGCTGCAGTTCCTTGAGAACCACGGATCCTTTGATACCCTCGCCTTCCTGAACACCTGCTACACGTCACGCGCTCCGATCTCCATCTTCTCGGCCGTCGGCATCGCATGGGAGAATATGCAGGCGTCTGTCCTGGAGTGGCTGGCCAATATCGCATCGTCCACAGTCACCGGATCCATCCAGGTCTCAGGAACGACCTCGGCCGTGACCTTCGAGATGAAAATCAGGATGCTCGAGAAGTGGGGCAACGTGGACACCGGGGCGGACGGTCTGCTCGTGACCTACCCGCTGCGCGAAGTCACCAACGCCCTCATCTTCGGTCCGGACATCCTCCGCTCCATCGGGAACTATGATTTCAGCGTCAAGCCAGCGACAGCCGGAGGTATCTCGACAACCTACGGCAATAACTTCACAGGCATATCGTGGGAGATCAGCAGCAACATCTACGCAAGCGTGGATCCTGACTCCGGACTCGTCTCTCTCAAGGCGCTCGGCAACGAACTCGAGGACGGCAGCGGACCGACCGCGACCCTCACCTGCCGGATCCATCTGCTCGACGGCTCGACTGTCACGGCTCAGAAGATCCTGAAGTTGTACAACCGCTCCGCAAGGGTCGGTGACATGGTCTTCGCTGACGGAGACTGGTCCGACGAAAATGACGGTACCAGGACAGTCATCGGCGTCTGCTTCTTCGTAGACAAGACGACAGGCCTGCGCCTGATGGTATCCACCAAGAACGCCCCGAAGAACTACTCCATCTGGGGGCTCTTCCCTGCGCATGCGGATGTCAGCGAGTCGTACGAGGTGCCGGACGTCGTTCTCGAGTCCGGATACGACGCCTACGATACGCCGATGGCCAACAACACCACGCAAGGAATCCTGGCCACAGCGGAAGGCGGAAGCACCAACTACATCAGCGACGCCACCTACCGCGACGAGTCCGAGAACGGTGTGGACGGCTTCAGGGTAATGCCGGCAGGATCCGCCCAGGACACTCTCGGATATTTCACCCTGAAGCAGGACTTCCACGGATGGAAGACTGGCGACAGGATACCGTACGGTCTCTACTACACGCTCATCCTCATCGACCACCGCGACACTGTGCTCTCGGAACTCGGTCTGGACATCCCTGCAGCATCAGCCACGGAGACGGAAGCCGAGAACCTGGAGGCGCTCATCGACAAGATCATGCTCGAGAACAACGGAGAGTCGAAGTACAGCCAGTTCTACTTCCCGGCCGCGTCACGCGCTCACGCCTACGAGCCTACTGTCACCCGTGCAGGGGAAACCCTGGCCGACAGGTTCAAGGCCGGCAACTGGTGGCTCCCGTCTGCAGGTGAACTCGCCCGTCTCTACTGGTACCACAGCAAGGGATACGACGGCGCGGACTTCGCGATCTTCACCAAGGCGGTCGTCGCCGGAGTCTTCAGCAGGTTCACCGCGGACTACCACTGGTCGTCGCTGGAGTACTCGCGGTTCGGCGCTTGGTACGTGCACTTCGGGTCGGGCTACACGGGCAGCAACACCCGGTACTACAGTTACGTCGTCCGGCCGGTCGCCGCATTTTAATTTGTGTTTTGCCTGAGGGCTTCGACGCCCTCAGGCTGATAGAACAGCAAACAACGTCATCTTATGGCACAGGGTTCTGTATACAGAAAAATCGAACTTCTTCTCGTTTGGGTCATGCCGGTCCTGGACCGGCTGCCCAAATCCCTATCCTGCCAGGAGCTGGGCCGGAAGGCGCTGGCCGATCTGACTGACAGTCTGGATCTGGCCACGTTCGCCTTGAAGGCCGAACGCGGTACTCTTCGTCTTCAATATATCGACGCCTTGATCGTTCGCATGACAGATCTGAAGACCATCGTCAGGATCTTCAGAACTATGTCGATACAGCGAGAACCGAGGGTCCTCACGCAAGACCAATATACCACGTTTATCGAACTACTTCGGCCGATATCGGCCGAGGTGGGGCGCTGGAGAGCAAGCAACGCTGGGACAGTCTCTTCACGAGGCTCCGATCATAGGGAGTGATTGCGATCATGACCTACCTCGATCTCATAGAATTAAATGGACGCCGCACTGGGCCCCTGGGCTTAGTTATATCAACAGACGGCGCTTTGTCCGCGGACAACCACTGGTCGTCGCTGGAGAACTCGCGGTTCAACGCTTGGTACGTGAACTTCGGGTCGGGCAACACGAACAACAACAACCGGTACAACAGTTACATCGTCCGGCCGGTCGCCGCACTTGGTCATGAGATCATGAAAGGATGGACGGAAGCGTTCGAGGACTGCTGCCGCCATAAGATGACATCCTTACAGTGCGTCCTCTACCGGCTTATTGCGGAAGACGATCTTCCGCAACTGGCCGAAGAGGTCGAACTGCGAACATACAAACCCATCACGAGCGTCTGCTTCGTCGTGGCGTGGCCAGTACTGCGCGAGATCTTCGCCGCTCATTTCCGCGACAGGATCGTGCAGCACTGGATCTGCATCAGACTGAACCCGCTCTTCGAGGCCCGATTCTGGGCGATGGGGAACGTATCCTACAACTGTCGCGTCGGCTTCGGAACCCTCGCGGCAGTTCATAGGATCCGCGACGAAATAGTCGAAGTTTCAGAGGGCTACACCCTCGAGACATGGGTCGCAAAAATCGATATCAGGTCATGCTTCAACAGCATCTCCAAGGCCATCCTCTGGGATAAGCTGGAATGGCTCATCGACAACTTCTACGAAGGGGCCGACAAGGAGACGCTCAAGTGGCTCACGAAGGTCACACTCATGCACGTGCCTGAGAAGGACTGCGAGAGGCGGGGCCGGCTCGACCTGTGGGAGCATCTCAACCCGAAGAAGAGCCGCTTCAACCTGCCGGACGACGTCGGCATGCCTATCGGCAACATCACCTCGCAGCTGTTCTGCGCCTTCTTCCTTTCGTTCCTGGACGAGTTCGTCCTTCACCTGATCGCCCGCTTCCGCGGCAAGTACGTCCGGTTCGTGGACGACATGACCCTCGTGGCCAGAAGGAAGGAAGACATACTTGAGACGATAAACTTCATCAGGATCTTCCTGAAGAAGGAACTCGACCTCGACCTCCATCCTGACAAGGTCTACATCCAGGAAGCGAACAAGGGCATCCCGGTCGTCAGCAGTGTCATCAAGCCCGGCAGGATCTACGTGTCGAACCGAACCGTCAACAGCATGAAGCAGAAGATCGCCCAGACCGAGAGATACTGCAGTGCCATCCTCCGGCATGGTATCACCATGAGCCGGGCGGAGCGACTGGAACATCTGGTCGCCGGGCTCAACTCCTACCTCGGCATCGTGAAGCATACCGCCTCGAGAAACCTGAAACTGAAACTATTTTCAAACTGTGTTTCATTCTGGAAGATCTGCTACATCACAAACCTGCAGGTCGTCAAGATCCGGAAATCTTACAAACTATCAACCCTTACAAAATCCATTACTTATGAAGAAGACAAGCATCTCAGAGCCGTCAGCGCTCACCATCTCGTACAACCGTCTGCGCCAGCGCATCGTCACCATCGCGTACGACATAGAAAAGGCAGAGGAAGGCTTCGCCTACATGGAACTGCAACTCCGCCCGGGAACCGCTGACTATCCCGGCATAGTCAGCCAGATCATCACCCAGAAGTATCCGTCCGACCAGATGCAGGCCATAGTGAACAACTACCTCGCAGACCCTTCTGACGCCGACATCGCGAAGGAGTTCCAGGATATGCAGGCATGGCGCACCATGGCGAAGAGAGTGGCCAAGGAGATCCTCGCGGATCCGCGTCTGGCCGTCCTATAGAAATTGCGCCGGCTGGGCTATTTTCGCATCACCTAATACTGCAAGACTATGATACCACTCGACACTACGACAGGCACCACCTCGTCGACCAAATGGCTCAGCGGCGCCGTCTTCTCGATACTCGGACCGCTTCTCCCACTCCGCCCTCTGGCGATAGTCCTCGTCATCTTCATCACTGTGGACTTCATCACCGGGCTCATGGCAAGCTGGCACAGGGGCGAGGGCTTCTGCAGCAAGAAGATGTGGCGGACCATCTACAAGACGGTCTTCGCCCTCACGGGGATAGTCATGGCGCACCTGCTCGATGCGATAGTCCTCCTCCCCGCTGTCGGCAAGCAGCTCCACCTCGCCCACTTCTTCACCGCCTTCGTCTGTGGCACGGAGTTCTGGAGCTTTCTCGAGAACGCCTCAGCGCTGTCACAGCACCCGATCTTCAGGATCGTCAGGAGGCTCATGAACAACAAGTTCAAGGAAGCGACAGGGGAAGACCTTGATACGGCAATTAACGAAACAAAACAGGATAAAAATGAATAAATACCTATCCTTCACCCTCATCGCGCTCCTGCTTCTGGCCATGGCCTTCGGCGGCGGAGTACTCACGCATCGGGCATGGACCAGGGCAAACCCAGCCCCACCCGACACTGTCACTGTCTTCAGGACGCAGTACATCGCCAGCCCGGCTCTGGCCGAGGTCAAGAGCGCGCCTCCCAGTATCCCCTCCGTCACAATTCGCAAACGTGACCTGCAGCCGTCGCCGGAGGACTCCGCGACCGTCCAGGTCCGCCCGGAAGTCAAGACCTACCAGGACTCCCTGCCCTCCGGACTGGCGTACAAGATCCAGATCTCCGGAGTGGGAGCGGCCGTCCAGACCATGGACTTCTCATGGCCACAGAAGGAGATCCTGAAGCCCACGCCGTTCAAAGGATGGGCCGTTGACCTTGTAGGCAAAGGCATCATCACGGGACTCACCCTCCCGGACATGACCGGGCTCGTCAGTCTCGAACTCGGATATCACTCGGACCGCTTCTCGTTCGGTCTCGGTCCCGGAGTGATGTGGAGCCGCCAGCCAGGGGCGGCATCCCACTCTGCGGCGCTGTGCGTCACCGGCACAGCCCGGATCCGCTTGGCCACCATCAGGTGACACCATCGGAAGCATCACACCTGTGTGCCTGCGAGACCCTGGCACTCGCCGACTCCGGACTGTGCTCGAGAGAAGACATGCTCGTAGCGCTCCGGTACATCAGGAACCTGCTCGCGGCGGAAATAAAGGCCACAACGGCCGAGGAAAACGTCAGGAAAGCAGAGGCACTCGTCAAGGTCATAGGGGCAAAGAAAAAGCCCCGGACCGTCAAATAGTTATCATCTCACCTACAACTACAAGAAGCGACTCAGCGCATGGTCAGGGGCTCGTATGAGACCTTCCGCGCCGGTCGCTTCTGTTATATTGCAGGGAGACGGCGCAAAGGTAGTAAAAACCTATTTATAAAACTTTAGCAAAAACAGACTATGACAAACAAGTACTACGAGATCCTCGGCAGAATCCTCGCCACAGGCAAGACACAGACCAACAAGAAGGGCGGCATCAGGTACCTCCTGAACCAGCAGCTCTCACTCTCACCTGCAGACCTTCTCGACATCTTCGAGGGGCATCCCATCGCCAGGAAGAAACTCAGGAAGGAGCTCGAGCTGTTCACCTCCGGAGAGCGCCTCACGGAAAGGTACAGGGAGGCCGGCATATCGTGGTGGGATTACTGCGGCCCTATCCTCGTGAACTCATACCCGACCTATCTGGAGAAACTCCCGGCGCTCATCAGCAAGATCAACAGGAAGAAGCGCAACAGCAAGAACTACGTCCTCTTCCTCGGATCCACGGACGCGGAAAGCAATCAGGCGCCATGTCTTAGCCTGGTGCAGTTCCAGATCGACAACGGCAGGCTCGTCATCTCCGCCTACCAGCGCAGCTCCGACGCGAACCTCGGACTCCCGGCCGACATCTACCACCTCTATCTCATGGCCAGAGAGATCGACCTCCCGCTCGAGTCCATCACGCTCTTCCTCGGCAACGTCCACATCTACGAGACCAATCTGGAGAGGACCCAGAGGCTGCTCGATGGGGAGGACGACGTGAAGTTCGAGCTGAATGTCTGACCCTCCAGCACTGATCCCCGCCGCCCCAGCACACCATCAGCATATATTTCGGTGCTGTGCTGGGTGCTTCTCAAGACCTTACACATCAGCCACTTGCAGATGTCAGCACACTCGCACAGAAAAAATCGGCATTTTTCGCAGGTCTTAGAAATACGATTCGCGGTGCCGGATCTTCTCGTTCGCCTCCCTCATCCTGAGCGGGGTGTATTTGTCCGTCATCTCAAGAGAAGAGTGACGGGCCTGGTCCCTCACGGCCAGCATATCCGTCTGGTCAGTGATCATGTCAGTGATACCCGTGTCCTTGAGGCTGTAGAACTTGAACTTCTCCGGCCATCTGAAGAGGTTCCTGATCGCCGTCCATTTGTCCGTGAACTGTTTCGCGCTCCGGTACTTTGCGCCAGGCCTGCATCCGTCGCTGAACAGGTACCAGTCGTCCGGACTCGAGAAGATGTCAAGGTCCAGCATGAGCCGGATGACACAGTCCGGAAGGGTCACGACTTCGCTCTTCCTGTTCTTCGATACTTCCCCATGGACGACGATCGTGCCGCTCTTCACGGAGATATCCTGCAGACGGATGAACGACATCTCCTTCGGCCTGATGAAGCAGTAATACAGTATATATGACGCCAGCAGAAAATGCCTGTCATGCTCCTGCAGGTGTTCCTTCAGCCGGATCATCTCGGCCCGCGGGATGACTGTGCGGTTCTTCTCCACCTTCCTCTTCCCCTGGACCATGGTCATCCCTGCGGTCGGGTCTTCGGATATCCACTCCTTCTCGAGCATGTACTTCGCGAAGGTACGGATCCATGCAAGATAGTTGTCGCGCGTCCTGGCGCTCTTCCCCGCCTTCATCCAGAGATGCTCGAGAAAGTCTTCGACCATCTCCCGCTTGAACTGGTAGGCATACACGAGCCGGCGCCCGGACTCCTCCGCCCAGGTGCGGAAGACGTTCATATAGGAGACATACCCGTTGAACGTCTTCACGCGGAGGATATCCTCCTCCGTCAGTTTCTGCAGATATCGGAAATAATGCTCGACCACCTTGTCGAAGAAGACGTACTGCTTCGGGCTCAGCTGGGCCTCGAAGGGATTCCAGCCCTTGAAGAGTTTCTCATTGATATCCTTGATCATCTCGTTCGCATACATCCTGCGGAGCGTGACAGGCTTGCACGGCTTGACCGCCACCCTCTTCCGGTGCATCCTCTGGATATCGGGGTCGTACGCATAGAATTCGATGAACCATCTCTTCCCGGTCACGAGTTTCGCCGGGGTGTAGCCTAAAGTCGTAGAAAGGGACTTGTTTTTTACAAAAGACATTTTTTTTATTAGCGGAAGATCTGCATCTCCCGCCGGTTCCACAGAGTGTGGCGCATTTTCGGCACACTTTTTTTCTGAAAAATCGCGCAACTCTCTGTATTTCGATGAGTTACGCGATTCTGGTAGCGGGAGGAGGATTTTTTCCACCTCGGCACCCCGCCCTGTAAAGCAGCCCAGCAAGGTTTTTTTATTGCTTTTCCGGCTCATTTGTCACATTTTCGGCACACGAAAAAGCGCCCCAATCCTCCAGCATCTCATCCCTATCCTCCAAGATCTTCAGAGTCTCTCCTGTGTCAATCCTGACAGGAGTGACACCATCCTCATCAGTCTCGCCCACCCATACGACCTTCTCGATGTTCAGGTATAGGGTCGCGCCGTCGATATTTATGCACTTGAACGTCGCCATCATTTATTCAAAATCTCTATATTATCCCCGAAGATCATCTTCAGGACTTCATCCCGTTTATCTTTTTTCAGTTCTATCTGGAGGACCGCCTTCACCGGTTCCCCTTCCACCTGTTCCAACTTGACATATTTGTCAGGATATGTCAATATGTCAATTTCAGACATTGACAGATTTGTGGCAAGTTTTGACAGTTGAAGGAAGGAGATCTTCACCTCATACTTCAGAACCTTGGAGAACTGGGAACTCGTGATCCCCAAAAATTCCGCTATCGCCGCCTGCGTTAAATTCCTGTCCCTCATTATCTTGCATATATTCGTAATGAGGTTACGATAGAAATCATTTTCCATACACAAAAATACTTATTGATTATCAATTACTTACGTATTTATTTGAAATATATTTTCATAAAATGACATTTTTAGTGTCAAAATTTGAAACATTCTTTCTATATTTGCAAACCGATACAAAAGTATTACAAAATAATACAGACTAAAATAGCAAGAAAAGACTATGACACGATTTTCATTTAGAAAAGCCTGGGGGCAGGTACCGAAAAACAAGGCTGAAGAGGTCAGGAAGAGGATCATGGACGCCCTCGGCATGAAGACCAGGAACACCTTCTACATCCGCATGCGCGGAGAGATCGAGCCGAAGGTCTCGGAAGCGGAGGCCATCGAGAAGATCTTCTCTGAATACGGCATCACCGACGTCTGGGGAGAATAATCAAACACCTATATCATGGCAACGCTTTACAAGGTAAACGGGGAAAAGATAGAAGTCTCCCCACAGGATGGGAAGAAGTTCACCCGCGCGGAACTCTACGTCATGCTCGACTGCAACACCGTCGAGGTCGTGTTCCTCCGGGATGGCAAAATCATGATCGTCGACGAAGACGGGAAACTGACCGGCAGGCAGGCGAACCCTTGGGCGACGAGGATCTTCCACACATCCAAGCGCATGAACCTCTACGACTACATCGCGGGCCTGCCCTCGTCTGTCAGTTATCCGAATTTTAACCACTGGCTCTGGACTGGCCAGGCCATGGCCGGGGTGACACCCTCCATGGCCACAACCTTAAAACCAAGGAAATATGGATCTAAAGAAAATCAAAGAACTCCTGCTCGCCAAGGGCGACCAGAGAATGACCACGAACGAGGCGCTCGTCGTGGCCTACAAGAACGAGGAGGAAGGGATCCTGGACGTGCGACTGTCCGGCGATCTCGTCACCCTGAAGCAGATGCTCATCAGCCTCGGCAAGACCAACGGCTTCTTCAGGAAAATCATCTACGACACCGCCGACGCCCTTCGGGTGGCGCTTAAAACGAAATGACCATGGAGAAGATAAACCTATACGACCTCTGCGCCAAAATATCATCCGAAAACGCCCAGGACCTTGGCGTTGACGCTGTTCTCATTATAGTGGGCAAAGAGCAGCCCGGCGAGACCTTCGATTCCCGTGTCGTCCATCTCGGTAACAGGGCGCTCACAGCGGACTCTCTTCTCGCCGCCATGGTGGACAAGGAGAACCTGGCTGAAATTATCCTTGCAGCAGCCAATGCGTATGCAGAACGAGCGCGGGAAACAGAAGAGCAGCCTGACTGAGCGGGAACTGCAGGTCGCAGAGTTCCTCGCCTGGGGCGCTTCAAAGAAAGAGATCCCCGGCATGCTCCAGAAAATATACGGAGGGCACGAGATATCGGTCCATACCGTGGAGAACATAGCAAGAAACATTTATGCAAAATTACACCTAAATAAGGCGAGCGAGCTGTCGGCGTGGTACTTCTGCAACATCCACCACGTCGACCCCGCTGGCTCACCATTCAGAAAACTCAGGAGCGCCGTCTACTCCATCATCTTCCTCCTGATCCTGCTGCCGACCACCCTGGACTTAGACCAGGCACTCCGCCCGCAGCGCGTCAGGACCACGAGAGTCGAGAGGGTCGTCCGCTCAAGAAAAAAAGATTGAACATGAAACTCATAACTTTTACAACCAAGAACGCACCACACCAGGCTCAGCCGAGGAGGTCACCCCAACCGTGGATCATCTTCAGGAAGTCCGGATTCATTCAGATGAACATAGCACTCGTCCAGCAGCTGCGGATCGTCGACGGCGACCGCGTGGTCCTGTACCAGGACGCTGACTATCCGTCCGACTGGTATATATCCAGATCGAGCAATCCTGCAGCCTTCCGCGTCACCGTTTCCAAGACCAGGGGAAGCATCCAGTCGAACCAACTCGTCGGTCTAGTGGCCGCCGCGATCGGGATAAATAAATCCACTACCCCCCCCCAGAGTTTCCGCATCCCCGTCGAGCGGTTTCCGGCCAAGGAGGAAATCTTCGCCCTCGCCACTGCCAAGGTTAAAATGATATAGTCATGGAAATCTCGACGAAGCACCTCAGAATGATCACCGCGGCCGTGAAGGAGCACATCGACGTGATGAAGTGGTCGAACGCCCACGTCCCCGACAGTGTCCGCGAAGAAAGCATGGCCGAATGGACCCGCCTGCACGACATGCTGCAGGATGTCCTCCTCAGACAATAAAAACCCTAAAAAAAACACAATTATGACACAAATCGAATTAGAGGCAGGCCTCGCCCGGATAGAGGCAGACTACAGCGGAAGGATTGAGGTCGAAGCAAAAAAAATAGCAGACAACCGTATCCGCATCGAGCAGCTCCGCAACGAGAAAGAACTGGCTATCTCCCAGTGTAAGATGGAGATCATCTCAAGCGAGAGCATCATCAAGAGCCTGAACGTCAGCAGGACGGAGGCTAAGGCTAAGCTCTTTGAGTCCTTCCATCGCGATAATCAGGACACTCTTGATGCATAGCTATGAAGTATCCAGGAACACAAGATGCAAGAGTTGCTCTCAAGCGTAAGTTCTCAAGACTCTTTGAAGTCTCGATCGGGAATCTCTATGATCCTACTCTATCCCTCTGTTCTGGACGATGGGTCATTGATATCATCAAGTTCGATGAATACCTTCACTCCAAGTTCGGTAACTACGAGGAACAAGGTTTATCGATGGGTGAATTTGTAGCAGCTCGATTTGGCAATGAAGCATTACAACTATTGGAGGAATTGCTATGATCTACGGATATTTACGAGTATCATCCGATGAGCAGGATGTCAACTCTCAGAAACAGGGCGTCGATGCCTTGGCCGTCACTAAAGGCTGGACTATTTGCGAATACATAAAAGATGAAGGCGTATCCGGTGCCAAGGCCCCTGACAAAAGAAACCTTGGTTCTTTGATGGAAAGGCTTCAAAAGGGCGATATCATAATATGCAGCGAGATATCTCGCCTCGGTCGCGACTTGTTCATGGTGATGGAAATACTGCACTACTGCATGGAAAAGGAAGTTGTCATATATACAGTCAAGGATAACTTCGTTTTAGGAGATAACATTCAATGTAAGGTGTTAGCATTCGCTTTTGGCCTAGCCGCCGAAATTGAGCGTCAAATGATCCGGCAGCGAACACGCGAGGGGTTAAAGCTCAGAATGAAGGAAGGAGTCCTTCTCGGGCGCCCTCCTGGTGCTAAAACTGATGAGGATAAACGAAAGTATGCTCACCTGAAGGATCAACTTCTGGAGCAGTACTCCTGGGGAGTACCCTTGCGACGGATTGCAAAGAATTTTTCAATAGACCGGAATACAGTATCGCGCCTACTTGTTGAGTTCGGGGCAAAAGGCCCTGAGCTGAAGAAAGCCGCCGAGAAGGCAGCTAAACAAAAGGCGGCAGAGAAACTCGCTCAAAGATATAAAGATGAGCCATATAAAATAGTTTCGTTGGACAGAGAGGCTATGATCGGATATATCAAAGAAGGGTTGACGCTCCCACAGATAGCGGACAGATTCCCCGAATACACCTACGAGCAGGTCTACGACACCGTATTGTGCGACATTGAATTCCACACCTTATACAGGCGCCACGGCCAGCTTAAATGCAAGAAGGGATAATAAATCATAATCGTACTACTGTCACGCTGTGAAGCGTCAACCGGTAAATCAAGATCCGGACGGCTACTGGATAGTGTCGACGTCCCTCGGGGACTTCCGGATCACATGGCCGGAGGCGGCTGACCCCGCCTCTCGGTCGCAAAGCAACCCGGGGGGGGGCAGCCCCTCACCAAATCGAAAGACATGGCTAAGATCAAACAAGAATTTGTCGACAGGATCACGGACCTGCAGAGAAGATCCGGCAACGACCTGGTAGACATCATCAGCGCCTTCAGCGGGAAACCACGCCGCGAGGGCGCGTCATACAAGACCTCCTGCCCTCTCTGCGGCTCTGATCATGGTCTTACAATCACCCCGAACAAGAACGTCTTCAAATGCTTCGCCTGCAACGACCTCCAGGGCAAGGATCCGCTCGCCTATCTGATGACCGGCCAGAGGATGACATTCCCGGAGGCCATCGAGTGGCTCGCGTCGTACTACCACGAGGTCGTGGAATACGAGCAGGGCCGGGAACCGTCACAGAAGAAGACAGACAAGACCTTCTGCAGGAGGATGCTCGACGAGTCCGGACTGACCAGGAAGGACGTCTCCGCCACCTTGGCCGTGGATGAAGACGGGAAGGTCGTCACCCGTCCGACCTTCATCAGCGCGACCCTGGACAAGGATGGCCAGATCGACGAGTCCGGAGACGATGCGGTGATCCTATACTACGACCTTGACGGCCGCCCCGTCACCTTCGTCACCGAGGTCGGCAAGAAACAGGTCGAGAAGCCGTACTACCGCGTCCGCTACCAGTTCCCCGACAAGCACCTCGACAAGAACCGGCGACCCATCAAATACCGCAGTCCGATGGGCTCGCCCACTTTCATCTACTACCCCGAGGCAATACGCGCCGCGTACAAGGCGAAGGCAACCATCGACACCCTCTACATCCAGGAAGGCGAGAAGAAGGCGGAAAAGGCCTGCAAGCATGGCATCATGAGCGTCGCCGTGTCCGGTATCCAGAACATAGGATACCGCGGCTCCCTTCCGGAGGAGATCGTCACCCTGATCGAGACCTGCCAGGTCAAGGAGGTCATCTTCATGCTGGACGCCGACTGCTTCGACCTCACCCACACGCTGACCGTCAGCGATCCGGTGGAACGTCGCCCGAGCAACTTCTATAACGCCATCAGGAACTACAAGGAATACTTCCAGAAACTCAAGAACCACAACATCTACATCGAGCTCTTTTTCGGCTACATCCTCCGGGAAAGCACGCCGGACAAAGGCACCGATGACCTGCTGGCCAACACGCTCAAGGGCCGCGAGGGGGAACTCCTGAAGGACCTGCAGACAGCCAGGAACGAGAAGTCCGGCCGAGGCCAATGGGTCCAGCTGCACAAGATCACGACCTTGACAGACGCTCAGATCATGAAGTTCTGGGCGCTTCAGTCTCCTCAGGACTTCTGCAAGAGATACATCACCGAACTGTCCGCCCTTCCTGAGTTCACCTTCGGCCGACGCCGCTGGAGGTACAACGAAGCCGGGGAACTGGAGAGCGCCCAGCCTCTCCAGGATGACGAGACGTTCTGGAGCGTGACCACACGCAAGAGTACCGGCGAGAAGTTCTACAACTTCTGCTACGTAGGGGCGAAGAAGTTCCTCGAGCGCCGTGGCTTCTGGAGATGGAAGCGCCCGGACGGAGAGTATGAATACGTCCACGTCAAGGACGCCACCGTTCAAGTCGTGAAGCACCACGAGATCGCAGACTTCGTCAAGAGCTTCACGCAGGACACCCTCCCGAAGCCGGTGCTCGAAATGCTTCTCAAGGGAGGCGTCCAATACCTCGGCCCGGCATCCCTCACCATGCTCGACTACCTGCGTGAAGAGTTCGAGCAGCCGAGGCGCGGGGTCCAGCGCATGTACTTCGCCAACGAGATATGGGAAATCACGGCCGACGGGATCAAGGCGCTCAAATACTCACAGCAGCGACTCAACATCTGGAAGCATCAGAAGAAGGACCACAACGTCGCCCTCCTTCCTCCGCTGGTGAACATCACCCGCCTCGAGAACGGATCATGGACTTACACGCTCAGCGCCGACGGCCGTCGGTGCGATTTTCTGCGCTTCCTCGAGAACGCCAGCAACTTCACATGGCGCAAGGACGAAGTGACTCCGGAGGAAAGGCTGGCCAATGCGCAGCACCTCGTCTCCAAACTCGCCGCCCTCGGATATCTCTGCGCGTCCGCCAAGGAGGCATCCTTCTCGAAGGCCGTCATCGCCATGGACGGAAAGCAGTCGGAGATCGGAAGATCCGACGGACGATCCGGCAAGTCCCTCCTCGGCAAGGCTGTCGGCCAGGTAGTCCAGGCGAAATACTACAACGGCAAGGCCTTCGCGGCCGGGAACAACCAGTTCATCTGGGATGGCGTCGACGAGAGGACGAAACTGGTCAATATCGACGACTGCCAGAAGGACTTCGACTTCGAGGACCTGTTCGGACTCATCACCGGAGACTGGCCGGTCAATCCCAAGGGAGCGAAACCGTACTCGCTCCCGTATTCCGTCTCTCCGAAGGTCTACGTCACCACGAACCATGCAGTCACCGGAGACGGCTCAAGCTATACCGACCGACAGTGGCTCCTCGCCTTCTCGGACTACTACAACGCCGAGCACAAGCCTGAGCATGACTTCAAGGCCTACTTCTTCGAGGGATGGGATACCGAGCAGTGGGATCTTTTCTGGAACCTGGTCGCCCAGTGCATCCAGATCTACTTCCTCCACGGATACATCGGCGTACCTGGGGACCGCCTCGAGAAGAGGAAACTCCTGCAGGAACTCGGTGACGAGTTCATCGAATGGGCTGACGTATACTACAGCAAGGACGGCGAGCACTTCGGCAAGCAGCTCAAGAGGCCGGATATCTATCAGTCCCTCCTGGATCATGTGGGCCCGAAGCGCGCGACATTCTATTCCGCCCGCGTCTTCAAGTCGAAACTCATCAAGTACTGCGAGTACCGCGACCTGATCTACAACCCGGACCGCTACGACCCGATCAGGAAGAGATACACCACCCTCGACAAGGATGGCCGACCTGTAAGGGATGACAAGAGCAACGGCATGGAGTACATCACCATCTCCGACATGTCATTCTACCCGCCGGCACTCTTCAACGAGGAACCGATAGACCTGGATATCCCGATGGACAGCGATGACCTCCCGATGTAGACCATACCTGCTGGAGACGCCCGCGCAGATCTCCGCCTTCAGGAAGAAGTACGCGCGGGTGATCCAGGTGCGAGGTCCGGCATGGGTCAAGTGGATCAGCAGCCTCCGCTGGATGGAATGGACCAGGCTCACCATCCCGGAAGGGCGAGAGGAGGAGATCATCGGGCTGATCTGCATCCTGTACATCGACGGCTACGCGAACATCTGCTTCAACGACGGCGACAACAGCGAATACGACGCGATCAGGCGCGTCCCCGCGTCTGAGGAAGAGAACAACGAATGGATCAAACAATTCAAGACAATATGAAAAAGGTTTTTATAGAAAAGATCTTCAGCGAGCTCCGCGACAGAGATCAATTTATTTGCAAGATCAGAAGCCTGCCGGCCCCCCTGCGTGGTTCAGTCCGCCACAGATGCAACAGCTTCCGCATCTACACAGATATCGACCGCCCCTTCCACTGGGATGAATTCCCTATCGACGTGTCGGAAATAGAGCACATTACACCCGTCGATCACTCCTTCCCACACCTGACGCCTCTCCAGGTGTCGATCACGTCTCCCGCACTGGGGGGCTCCATCGACTTCCTCCTCATGTCCTCCTTCCATAACCCTCACGACATGACGGTCATGAGATACAGCGAGGAACTCCCTATCGACTATCGTGTCCAGATGCTGGGGGAACAGATCGGTCAGATACTCACGCACCTCGGCGATGATTGCGACATCGATGATTTATCGCCGCCTTTGTGCAACCCTTTCGCCAAAAAATAAGGGGCAGAACACCCCAATATAAGACCATAACAAAGGTACGAAATAATATCGTAACACGCAAGAAATCACCAATCTAAAACAATACAAAAATGACTATTTTCTACATCATCACGCTCATCTTCTTAACCCTGACAGTCTCGCTCTGGACGATACTCTCATACCGCTATAAGAAGACCCTCACCAAACCCTACGATCTCCTCGTTCTGAAGACGGACAAGTGGACGCCCCGGATCAATTACGCCGCATCCATCGCCTGGCTGATCTCCTCGTTCATGCAGCTCATCCTCGTAGCCATCCGCCTCTACCAGACGCTGATGAACTGACACCACCCTCCCGGCACGCTTGGAAAATAGAAAAATATCGCTACCTTTGCTCTCGCAAACTACATATATCCAGCGATATCTATCTTTCCATGGCTGCCGTACAGGTTAATCATCGAGAAATAGACATTTGCCTCGCATACGGGTCGCCCTGCGGAAACACAGGGCAATATATACGGCAGTCGCTGTGTGTAGTTTGCAACCCTAAGTGCGAGGCATTCGTCGTAAATACATGTGTTAATATGCAAACTACACACAGCACCAGCTGGAGCGTGAACCGCTCCCACCTCGCCCCTGCAGCCCAGCTGCTCGCATCACTCTATCCCGGGCTCATCAGCATCCGGATCAAGGAGAAGGACTACTACAACCGCGGCCGCGTCTCCA